GTTTTGTTGCAATATCTCGTATCCACATCTCTGGATTCTTTATTGCATTACCCATTCCATCTTCGATCAATAATTTGTGAAACTTCATCTTTGCTAGCTTTTGTACATCATCTTCCATGATGTTATGGATTCGTAGTTGAGTAGTGCTGTTGAGTAATGTTTCGTGTAACTGCATTATCTTATGGTACAGCTTAATGTCTTGTGCATTCTGCTCTACAGCTTCATACGCTTTTATCTTTGATTCATCCATCAACTCTGCATTGTAAGTAAAAAACTCCTCCAGACTTATAAGCTTCTGCTCAGCTATTCTAGGCCATCGCTTAACGATAGTTTTAAGCTTTAGTCCAGGTGCTCCTGGAATATTGTCTGAGTTGTCTCCTTCCAATGCTCTGTACACTGCAAAGTTTTGAGGTATGATTCCAAACTCACTATACACATCATCTTCATAATATAACTTCTTCTTGGTCGGACTCCATATATGCACATTGTTGGATACTAATTGCAAGAAGTCTTTATCGGAAGACATTATAAATGTGTGTGAGTTTTTAGGAGTAAGAACCTCGTTAGTGATGTAAGCAATCACATCATCAGCTTCTGCTCCATCTAACGTAAGTACAGTGATAGGTAAGGTTTCTAAGTAATCCACTAATCTAATCAACTGCTCTAACTGATTATCCTCCTTCTCTACTGACTGAGCTCTGTTAAGCCTGATCTTCACTTTACGATGCGCTTTATACTCAGGATAAAGTTTTCGCCTTGTTGCTGATCCATTCTTTCCATCGAAAACGACAACGACCCTAGTTGGATCAATTGTCTTGATAGCGTGGCCCATACTCGATAAAAAGCCTGAAATTCCTCCACAGTGTTCTCCGTTTGCGTTTAGCGTTGGAGTGGCAGAGTATGCTCGGATGAACGTATTAAGTCCATCTACGAGCAATACTCTATCATCCCTATGCTTTGGTTCTTCTACTTCTCTCAGCTTTAACTGATTAAGTAGTTTAGCATATTTGTTTCTCATTCATCATCTTGATTAAGTGGAGTATCGATTCCTTCCATGTTTGTAGCATCGATGTTTAAATCGTCTGGGTCAATCTCTTCTTGCGTTCTGTATGATGTGATGCTGTTCTGTTCGATTGCATTCTTACAATAAGCATACACATCATCACGCTTTAAAATATCTCTCCACTCCTTTGATTGAAACTTAATAACCTCTCCGGTATCCTCCATTACTAGCGTGTACCAAGATCCACCTACTGTAATGACTTTATACTTCTTTAATGTATCTAGCCAGCTAGCTTGATCATCAATTCCAGAATCAAAGTAGATGTTGAATCTAGCTTTTTTGAAAGGAGGTCCATATCGGTTTTTAACTACGGTAGCTTGCGTCTCTACTCCAATGATTTCGTTTGCACTATCTTTTATCTTACCAACTGCTTGTAATCGTACTCTGCAGCTAGCATGGAAAGGTAATGCTTTACCACCACTAGTAGTGTACTTGTCTCCAAACATTGCACCAAGCTTTTCTCGTAACTGATTTGTAAATGCTAATACAACACGCTCTTTTCCAATTAGGTTTGTAATCTTTCTAAGAGCTTTCGACATGATGATAGCTTTTGAAGTAGCCCATCCGTCTTTGTCATAATCAGCATCTTGCTCGATTTTAGTCGTAGCGGCTGCAACAGAATCAACAACGATAGTAACCAACCTATCCTTACTACTTTTGCGAATATCCAAAATAAGATTCTCGATTGCTTCAAATACATCTTCAATCGTGTCCATTGGCAAGTATAGCATGTTCTTCACATCAACACCAATCGCTGTAAGAAACTCTTCACTCAATGCGTTTTCTGTATCAATGTAGACTGCAATACCGCCTTTCTTCTGAGTATTGGCTAATAGGTGTGCCATAATCAGAGACTTACCGGACGCTTCTAGTCCGGTAAACTCTGCTATTCTTCCTACTGGTAATCCACCATCAGGTCTGTTTGATATGGCTAAGTCAAGGTCTGTTGATCCAGTTGACACCCACTCGGTAAGATCTGTTTGTGTATCCTCACTTCCAAGAAAGTGTACAGCTTTAAAGTCCTTGAACTTCTTATTTAGGTTTGCTGCTAACTCTTGAGCGAGTTCATCCCTTCCCGCTATTTCGTCGGGTGTAACTTTTTCTTTTGCCATGTTGCTTACGAATTAAATAAATCTCCAAATGCTTGGGAGATGTCGTCTGTTGTGTTTGCTGTTTTAGCTCCCGTTACCGGAGAACCTGCAGGTTTAGCTGGTGTTTCAGAAGATCCGCCTTCCGGGTTCAACCACTGCTCTAATTGCTCTTTCATCTCATCATAAGACAACTCTGTAAACAAAGTTGATAAGTCTTTCTGATTATTGACGATCATCTCAGCAATCGCTTCATCCTCTGTAGCTGGAGTTGTGTTTGGTTTAACACGTACATTGTAAGTGTTGTATCCACCATCCTTTTCTGGAGCAATACACTCAATCGTTACGTCACGACCTGACATCAAATCTGTGATATCGCCATAATCTGGATCTGTAATAACACCTAACAACTCTTGATAAATCTTCTTACCGAAAGCATAAAACTTAACACCCTCAGCTTCTTGTCCACGAACGATTATTGGAACATAGCATCTGAACTTAGGTTCGATTTTTCTTCCTAACTTCCAATCATCTTTATCACCAGTCTTTTTGAGCTTCTCTGCAAACTCAACGATTGGATCAGGACGTCCATAAGACTTTGGAGATACCATAGTCCTTTTTCCGATCTCATAGTGAAAGTAAAGTTCTTGAAAAGGGTTTGCTTTGTCGAATGCGTAAGGTACGATTCTGATTTGTGATTTTCCTACTGGTGGTTTCCAGAACATATTTGAATTTCTGTTTCCACCTGCGCTACTCGTTTGAAGCTCGTTCAGCTTCGCTTTGATTGCATCTAAATCTAATGCCATTTTACTTTTTGTTTTTGGTTTATACTTATATTTAACTGTCCGATAAAAGTATTGGGTGTATCTTTGAGCTGCTTGTTTTACTTCTATTTTAATTTTAACTATGCCCTTTAGTCACCTCTGACTTAATCATTGACTAACTATACTGATTCTTTACCGCTTTTGCAACATTTATTGTAATTGTTTTATAGAAATTGATCGAAATGATCCATCTCTGTCTGTGAGTAATAATTTATTTTCATATTGAGTCCAATCTACTCTATATGTTTTATCAAGCACTCCGTTGTTTTGTTCTCTGATTAGTGTGTTGAGTGCGTTTATGCTGTATAATGTCTCTGTATCCTTCTTACGATTGATTGTGATCGTATCCTGCATTCTGTGCTGTGTGTTTGTTGTATTGTATATGCACACCACAGACGTTTCATACTCGTACTGATAGCATCTCATATTTGAGACTGCTTCAACTGAGTACGTCTTGTGTATGCGTGTTATACACGAAGGTAGCTCGGATACTGTTGTAAAGGTGCAGAGTAACTGAGATTTCATTTTTTATCCTGATGTTTCGTCTGGTTTCTCAGATGCAATTTTACTTTGCATTTGCTTCAAGGTTGCAATCTGTGCTTGAAGTGCCTTAATCTGCTCTTCTTTGGTTTTGATTCTTCCTTCCACCTCTTTCTTCTCCGCATCAATTTCACCTTGAGTTTTTTCGGTAAGAGGCTTACGTGTAAATTTAATCCCATTGGATTTCATATACGCTTCAACACGCTGACGTATCTTCTCCTTTAGAATAGTCTTGCTCTTGTCTTTCATATGAATAAATAGTTTTCTTTTTAGTGAAAAGCTAAATTTGCATAGTTATTTCCGCTTTTGATTTTGATAGGAAATTTCTGCAAATCAATGGTAGCGGGTATGATATCGTTCACTACTAAATCATACTCATCTTTATGCACATCAAATAGAATACTGTCGTATGTGTACAATACTGGTACAGATTTAAGTACTCCAGCTTGTGCCCAATGCTCCGCCATGTCTTGCATTATTACCGCATTGTGTTCAGTCTCATACATTTGAATAAAATAGTTGAACAATGTGTATAAGGTTAGATCCTTATAATTGCGCATTATAAGCTTTCTGCCTGATAATGGGCTTTGAATCCATCCATACTCCTTCATGTGACTCCACAAGCTCTTCGCTAGATCATCCGTCTTCTTAAAGAATTCTATACCCAGATACTCTTTATTAATTCCTCCATACAATTGTCTGAATGTACCTTCTTTGGCTTGTTTTATTTGATCCTTTGTTGGAGTAGGTGTGTTATGGTAATGCTTAGCTAAATGCTCATACACATTCTCTTTTCCAAAATCATATCCAACTAAGCTGGCAATCAGTCTTGGATGATAGGAGTTAAAGTCAAGCTCCATAAGTGTTCCACTCTTACCAAACCTACTAATAAAACATTCCCGCGTCTTGTCTTTCGGTATTGCTGCAAAATTCACTCCTCCGAATCTGTTACTTGGTCTGCCGGTTGTTGTATAGTAATTGTATTGCGTATAACACTTATCTTCATATCGACTAAAAGTCTTTCCGTAAACTGACTTAAACTTATTGACATTAACCTGAATACCATTATACTGAATCCAGTTCAATGTTCCTTTTAGAATCTGGCTGTAGAATTGATATCCATCAGGCACCTCCGGATCGATAGATAGCTTCTCAACCCTCTCTTGCAGCTTTAATAACGACAATAATGCGTTTGTCTTTCTGCAGGTGACCATCACATTATTGTAGTGTGTTATGATGGGTTGTATTAGCATTTCGGGCTTTTTGTTTGTGCGTAGATAGTTGATCATATCATAATCATATATCTCAGAGCGGTACAATGTATCGTTATCAAAAAAGCTCCAAATAAGTGGTATGTTTGTGCAATATAGCCTACCCTGCAGTATTTCGATATCGATCTTTGTCATATTGTAAGTTGCTTCTGGATGGCTTAAACTTACTATGTATGATTGATCAGATTGAATGTCTTTTAACGCTAGTGCGATTACTTGTGCTTGGGTTGGATGAACTCGATCGTCTGTGGGAATAGGTACCACAATCAAATCTCTATCTCTTAGCTCTTCTAGCTGTTGTCTTGAATCTATAACCATGTTGTAACTATACAAAAAAATTACCGATTAGGATACGGAATTGGGTGGTATAATCAGTCCAGTCTCCCTACTCATTGTTCGTTTAATTGGTACCCTCCCTTTGATAAACTTATCCTTAGCACGTAACTCAGCATCTAAACTGTTAAATTCCGTCTGCTTTGTTGGTCTAGCGTATTGAGTGTAGTTGCGAATTAATAAAGGTAGGTCTGGAATGATTAATGAGCCTCGGCTCACACGCTCCTTATTAACACGCTCTATTGCTTCAAGTGTCCCAGTTAACTGCCATCTTATATCGACTACGTTATATATGCGAGCGTCAATTCCGTCTCGAGATCCAAATCGATCTCGTTGAAGCTGGTCGATCTCCATAGGATAAGTTCCTTTTCCTCTCTTTTGCACAAAGGATCGTGTATCGTATCCATCCTCATATACACCTTCTTCTTCTCTTACAACATACTCATATGGAACTGGATCAGCTTGATCCTTTACCGGTGATACGAAGTTATTAAGACGATCGTAAGTAAAATTATTGGCATACTCGTAGTAAGGGAGAAGCTGCTCACTATCATCACGTCCTTCTGTGATCTTTCTTGGACCGGTGTATGTCTTTCCATCTTTACGTATGTGATACTCTCCTATATATTCCTCACCTCTTATAGTAGTAAATTCACCTCCTTGAGTGTACTTATATGATAAGCCATCGGGTACAATCTGCTCCGGTGTAGGTCTGCTGTACTGCCTATTAGTTGCTCTTAAATTATCTCTTGTACTTCCCATATTAGCTTGCTCTTCCTGGTGTCTCATCCTCACCTTTTGGATTAGGTCGGCATACTGTGGATATAGTCGTTTCCCAATCGTTGGCAGTAATGCTGTGTTCTACTTTTGTTACTTGCCATCTAAAACTCTCTCGTACCTCTTTTGGTATTCTGTTAGATGTTACCATTTGTCCAAACTCAAAACCACCTATTCCATCCAATGTGAAACTAAAGTCGAATGGTAATGGAACTCCTGCACAACTTGAATTGTCTCGTTCACCGCCAATTTTTCGATCAATGAAAGCTTGCATGGCTCCGACCGTCTGGTCGTTTACTGAATACCACATATCATCTATCAAGTCTTCAAGGGTAGGTGGATCTACATGCCCGGGGCTATCCTCACAATCGTTGCAAGAAACTGATGCTTCACTTGGTTTAGGCTTAGCTTGGTTAGTAATCTGGTTTCCTGAGTAGAAAGGTGCTACCGCTGTACCAGTACAGCCGCTTGAATCGTTACCATTACTCCCTCTTGTCTTTTGTGAGTTTCCTGCGTACAATGCTTGTGTCTTCATTTCGCCGGTCATCTTCATTGCTAACGACCATTTTCGCAACACACTGTTATCCACCTTTCCAGGCACATTAAAGGGGTCGTTATACCTTTGTACTTGCTTATCGTCTAGTACTGTGATTGTAGGTCCTTCTGGTATTTTATCGTCATCATCTCCACAATCCGTCTCTGTTGCAATGGTGACAAAATTCCACGGATTACCACAAACCCTATTTATCTCTCGCAACACATTATCAATAAGTGTTTTAAGACTGCCATCACCATCGTACACTTGTTTATACTGACCATTTAGAAATGATACGTTACACATGATACTACCTAAGCGTACCACTGGTTTTCCAGATTCATCTTCCTCTATGGCGTTGTTGAAAGCAGTTCCACCCATATAGTTATTAATAATCTTACTTATTGGAAAGTTACCACCATCTATATAACATACACGAGGATCTGCTGATAAGCAGAAGAGGCTTTTAGTAGAATCAGATTCTTCAAGTTTAACTATTGGTGCGGGTAACAGTACATCGTTAATATCAATTTTACCAAAAGGCCATACCTTGTCCTTCTCTATGCTAGGAATGGATAAAGCGTTTATCATATCCACAAAAGTTGCAAATGACATCCAATACTCTATCGTCGATTCTCCAAAGAAGCCTGACCACCAACTACCATTTACATCCGATCCTGTCTCTGTTCGATCAACTCCCTCATAGTCCCAAGAAGACCAAGCGTGAAGTGATGTGTTCCTTACCCTATTCGAAAGTTCTCGCAACAATCGTGCAGCTGCGATACTGCCTTCATTATGGATGTCAGCCAGTGTTGCGTAGATTGGTCCAAAGTCTTTTATAGACTCACCTTGATCAGTCTCCACCTCTCTTGTGCATGGACATTTAGAGTTATCCACTTTACTACTTGAGAATGGATCAGCTGCTGATATGACTTCTAATTCACAATCCCATGTATTATTGTCATTCAAACTATACGAGAAATTAGAAACTACTCCGTGGAAGCCGTCATAGTTTGCATACTTCTTACGTAGCTTGTTTATCCTACAAATAGCTTTTGCAGGATTTTCGGATGGATTTTTAAGCACTGTGGGTGGTGCATCTCCTGTGCAGGTTCTATTCCATCCCCATTGAACACGTACATCCATTCCAGGTACAAAAAAGCAGTGCTGCAATTCAATGAGCTGCTCATCTGTAAACGCTTTTATCTTAATACTAGCTTTGCGTGTTGTTCCAAGAGAACCCATAGCCTTGACGTCCATCGATTCTACATACGGTAATGGTTGTTTTGTAGACTTATCATATGCAGCTAATGATGTGTTGTTTCCGAATAAAGATAAAGCTTTACCGCCTCGGCGACCGCCTACATCCGGATCATTACCTAACTCATTATACTTTTCGCTACACTTACCACCAGCACAACTTTGTACATATATCCATGGAAAGCGTTGTGCTGTCCACTTTAATAAATTTGCACCATCCGCTCTTGCTTCGATTTCGTCCGAAACTGATTTGGGGACATTTCTTGATCTAAAAGGACTGTCTGCCATAACTTTATATTAGTGGGTTGTTTAAGTCTTCAAAGTCTCTTAATATTTTTATACGCTGGCTTGGAATTCGTAATTGTATTCCTGGAGGTAAGTTTTGGGAGCTTTTATCTATGTTTTCATTTGCTACTCCAATTATCCAGTAGTAATTAACATCACCGTAATACTTATCGGCCAACGCGTATAACGTATCTCCGGTTGTCGTCAATACATATATGTCTTCGTCGTGTCTTGCGATTGGTGGATAGAGTGTTGATCTTACACTTCTTCTATTCCTTTGATCCTTCTTTTCTGGTATGTCTTGATATCTACTATACGCCATGTATATAAATAGTACTAATCTTAAGATAAAGGATACGGAGCAAAATAATTACCCTCTGCTCCATTAAGCAATCGACCTTCACTTGTTGATAGTACAGCACAATCGAATGACACTTTTAGTAGGTGTGGTAATCCTCTTGCAGGTGATTCTGGATCGATCTCAAATGTAGCTTCGGCTGGATCAAAGTCCCATTTGACACTACTGAAAGCCACATATGAATTTATCAATCCACCTATACGTAGTCTAGCTAATGGTCCTGTAAGGTAATTGTCCCCTGGATTGAATGATCCCACTACTGTTGCGTTAATGATTCTTTCAAGTTTATTGAGGTTATTAGTTACATCAGCTGCATTAAAACTAGGCATTAATACTGCGAAAGACACTGCTCTTGTTACTCCAGTAAATTGCTTCAAAGTGTCTTGTCTTCCGACATACTTTAAATCGTTCCAGTTTGCAGTCATTCCGTCACTGAATGCTGTGAGATATGCTTTTATTCTTATTGGTGAAGGGAATCTAGTTCCTTCTGGAGTTATCGTTATTGTTAATAAATCTGTATCTGAGGACGGATCGTCAAGATCCTTTCGTGGATCTGCTGCAGGTGATGTGCTTGCTTGAACGCTAGGTGCCGTATTTTCTAACACACTCTCACCCGTAGGTCTTCCCTGATTGTAGCTGTTACCTAATCCAACTATAGCACTATACTCTGGTGGTATTAGTGCAGGATTTGGAGTAGGAGGTGCTGTATCGATTGCAGGTGATTGTGCAAGCTTATCATTCTCGTTAAGAGTAAAAGGATTAGCAACGACTGCTCCGTGTATTGATATCGGATCATTGACAGCCTGAGTACGATTCTCCAGGTACTGCTGCACTACAAGTATGGTTGTTCCATGCTTAATCCTCGGTGATCCAAATGCTAATGCTCGATCTGCTTGGTATCCAAGAACATTAAGAGTTGGTGTTGATGAGTTTGATAGTTGTATTGTATCGAATATCAAACTGATGTTTGGTGTCGGTGAGTCTGTTAATTGGAATGTTTGAAAATTCTCATTGATTCCTATTACACTACCTTGTATCTGATTGTTATCGATAAACAAACCTTGAAGAGCTCCTATCTCAAGCTCTCCTATAGGTGTAGTTTCATCCAACGTAATACCTTGATTTATTGCAACCTCATAGATTGGCAACTCTATCGCTCCTTGGTTTATGTTAGCTGTTGGAATCGATTCAACAATATTTGAAAAGGAGTTAGCAATATTGTTTGATATGAACGTGCCCTGTGCTACAAGTATAGTGTCTTGTGATGGTACGTCTTCTGGCAATGTTAGTGACTTGTATGTATTATTTTGAACGATCGTTCCTTGCTCCAACAATACCAAATTCTCACTCTTCCTCCCATCTAAAGTGACTTGAGCATCTTGTCTAGTTAGAATTGTTAACTCACTAATAGGGTTAGCTAAAGCACCTATATCTTGTGTATCAGATATTGCTAATGTTGAGAAAGGTGATATCGTAAGGTACCCCGTGTAAAGATCTGTTAAGAAGTATTGTGGTAAATGTGTTGTGTTTGTCACACTGGACTGTTTCAATCGATCTTGTAAACTGATGCTACTAGCAAATAGTGTTCGTGCTAGAGGTCTAGTTGAGTCTAGTAGCGGTGTAGTGTCAAATAGTCTAGGAGGTGATAACAATGCTTGAGGAGATTGCACCAGTGTTTTTAGTATTATTGGTTGCTTATCTTCTACACCTATAACTCCTTTTAATACAATGCCCTCTTTTGGTAAAGTTAATTGGCTTTGTGGAATGTTGATGTTATCGCTATTCTTATCTTGAGGTTCTGCACTCTTATTGATCTGTGGAGAGCCTTGCGTATTACTAGATGCAGGCAGTTTGTTAGGGAGTCTGTTATACTCGCTAGATGCTAACCTTTCTTCTAGGCTGATTGTCTTGAATAATTTTCTAGGTTCTTCTGCCATGTTATGATATTCCTGAGTTTGATACTGCTAACCCTAACACATCTCCAACCTTTTGACCGTCCATGTTTATCACTCCTGGTGATTGGAATGCTGCTCGTAACTGTCTTACTTCATCAATTAGCGTATTCATTTGATCATCTTCGCTGGTATTACCTTCTCCACCACCAAAAAGACTACCTAAGGATGATAGCATTGGTGCTACTGCTGCTAATCCAACTAATGCCCCTATGATAGGTAAGGCCGCTAAACCTGCATATGCCATTAATCCCAATCCAGCACCAATGCCTAGGATTGCAGCGCCTACTTGGAAGAGAGGATC